AGAAAGCAGCAGAAGCAGAATTGGCTGAAGCTGGAATAGAATAGCGTGAGTAAGCTGCTACTATTTGACTTCTCCTTCACCTCGTGTGGATCAGAGTTTGAGGAACTAGCCAAACCAGCTAACTACTGGAGCAAGTGCCCTGAATGTGGATCGAACGCACGGCGTGAAATAAGCCCTGTTAGAATTGACCATAACCGTATGGCGGCGTTTGATAGCGCCTCTCCCGGCACATTGTCACACTTTGACAGGGTTCATCAACAGCAAAAGATAATCGAAGAACGAAGCATGGCGAACCATGGAGACTATGGTAAATCGCCCGGCTCTGATTGATTCGACCTATTGCACCTCAAATGGCTAAGCCCGTACGGGACGCCAGGAGTACCAAATGGCTAGATTCGTTGATTCCCCCCTTGAACCGGGTTCCGCTAATAACGCGGTTTCCGCTTTGAATGCAAGTGTTACCGAGTCGGGTAACACACAGGCTAGACAGACGCAGACGACTCAGCAGTCCACTCAGATTGAACCTCGGTTCGCCGGGAAGTCCACTGACGAAATTGTGAGTATGTACAAAAATCTGGAGAGTCACAGCGGTCGGCTTGCTGCCCAGTTGGGCGAAAATAAGCAAATGCTGAACCAGTTAATTCTAGGTAAGAGGAATGACGACCTCCGACAGAACGGCGGTAACACTACTCCGGTAGAAATCAAACCGACTGATCTGTTGGCTAACCCCACCGAAGCTATTGATCGCTACCTGAACGCAAGAGAAGCGCCAATGGTTTCTCAACTGCAACAGCGGCTGAGTCAGTTAGAAGCGCAGTTGGGGGAGACTAAGTTTGCAAGCAAGCACAAAGATGCAGACGCCCAGACAGCCGATCCGGCATTTGCCGCATGGGTTGCTCAGACGCCTCTTCGTATGCGGCTTGCAGCAGAAGCAGCACAGAATAACTTCTACAGTGCCGACCTTTTGCTAGATGAATGGAACGCTACCCGAAGTTCGGGCACGAACAGTGTCCAAAACTCGCAGAGCAGAGCGCAGGAACTTGCTGGAAAGATTCGTCTTGAAGGCAACAATAGCGGTTCTGAATCTGGTACGGGACGCGCTGGATCATCTAATCGTACATTTAAACGTTCTGATTTGATTGCCTTGCGGCAATCCGACCCGGACAAGTACGAGTCTCCCGCCTATCAGCGTGAAATTGTCAAGGCTTATCAAGAGGGTAGGGTAGTTGATTGAGTAGTAAATTTTAGTTTATCTTAAGGAAAATACAATAACATGGCTACGGCTCTCGTCCTAAGCAATGATATTGCAACAAGCCTTACTGGTGGTCCTGGTAGTCCCAATGACGTCCATGCCGCTAATTTCGTACCAGCACTCTGGTCCGATGAGGTTATTGCAGTATACAAGTCGAATCTGGTTCTTGCCAACCTGATTCGTAAGTTGAATCACAGAGGCAAGAAAGGCGACACTATCCACATTCCGACGCCTGCTCGCGGTACTGCCGTGAACAAGGTTGCTCAGAGCGTGGTTACCTTGCAGCCGTTTGTCGATCAGTCCGGTGTTGGCGGTATCGTCATCACGATCAACAAGCACAAAGAATATTCGCGCTTGATTGAGGATATCGTGGACGTGCAGGCGCTTCCCAGCCTGCGCCGGTTCTACACCGATGACAGTGGCTACGCCATTGCCAAGCGCGTTGACCGGGATATCTTTTTCCAGATCGGCTCTGGCACCACTGTGGGTGGTGCGGCCGGTACCTGCGTGGAAGATCCGGCAACGGGCAACGTGCTGGCCTCCAGCACCTGGCAGCCGTATGTGGGCGACGGTCAGACCATTTGGTCTCCGACTGCTAACACCAATACGGGTAATGCCACTGACTTGACGGACCTTGGTATTCGCCGGGGTATTCTCAAGTTGGATAGCGTTGACGCGCCGATGGCTGCGCGTTATCTGGTCCTTCCGCCTGTCGCTAAAGCGCTGCTTTTGGGTGTGGCTCGCTTCACTCAGCAAGCGTTCACTGGCGAAGCCGGTCCGGGTAACAGCATCCGTAACGGTCTGGTTGGCAATGTGTACGCTGTGGAAGTGTATGTGTCGAACAACCTGCCGAACGTGTTTAACTCGGCTGGCTCGGTTGCCGGTTCCGTCGCTTACCTACTCCAGCGTGATAGCGCTGTGTTGGTGGAGCAGATGGGTATTCGTACTCAGCAGCAGTACAAGCAGGAGTTCCTTGCGGACCTCTTCACTGCTGACATGATCTACGGTACGGCAATGCTCCGTGGTGGTTCTGCGGTCGCCTATGTGACCAATAACCTTTTGGACGCTTGATTTAATATTGGGGCTGTTCGACTAAGTAAGATCGCCGGGATACAAACCGGATAATGCAGGATGACCCTGCACAGCCCTTCTTTATATGGCTTTAAATACACCTTCTCTCAAAGTTCCATATTGGAAACCTTATTCACGTACAGCATCGTACGCAGTATCAGGTACAGATATAGGGACGGCGTTTAACAACGCTGGAGCTACAGGTAACATTGTGCTGACTCTGCCAAAAGCAGGGAATGCCTCTAAAACCGCCGCAGGCGGTCCAGGGCTGGAGTTCATATTTCTGGTGTCCTCTGCTCACCAAATTACGGTTACGCCCATTACGGGCGATACCATTCGCGGTAAGTCGGCATCCGCTTCCGCAGTTAATTCGACAGTAGGCAGCCTTCTCTGGCTGCTATGTATTGTCCCAGGCTACTGGGAACCCGTTGTTAATAATGGAGCATGGTAATGGTTACTGATTTGATCTATTTCGTTGGTGGGGCGGTCGCGGCTGTGGCCGTACCTGCTGTGTTTAAATTTGTTGCTAAGCAGCTTGGCTGGCTGAAAGCCGAAGAGCCGAAGGTTGTCGCTGCGGCAGAAGCGGAAGTTAAAAAGGTCGTCTAAATGGCGTCTACTACCCTACGGCAAATGCTGGTAAAGGTCCTCACCAACATTGGTGAACCTGCTAGTGCGGCTAACGTGCCCGCCGTAGGGACTGCTATTACTGATACGTATCAGTTGCAGATATGCAACTTTATCAACCACATCAAGGAAGAGGTGGAGCAAACCCACCAGTGGTCTAGCCGCTGGCAGACGTTTACTATGTCATACGTGACAGGTAACCTAAGCCAGCAGATATACGACCAAGGTGGGTTTTTCTTGCCCGCAGGGGCGACTCCAAACAGTGGTTGCCAAGTTGTTCGTATATACAATCCCAAGTTCGGTCGAGAAGTGGCTTTATGTTTTGACATCACCACTTTTGGCATTCCCTTCGTCTTGGACGAAATGCCTCTGCCTGATCTTGTATATTACAATACTGTCTTAAATCAGACACCCGTTGCTTACAGCACAAATTTTAACGTACAGGATCTAGGTAACGATGTTGTACAGCTTAATATGTACCCGGGGGCTAACACTACCCGAAACATCCAGATTACCCTGTACAACCCCCAACAGTATATCGATCCGACCAACGGTAGTGGAAATCAGACCGATACATGGAACACCGGGGCTGTACTACAATCGTTTAACGCCAGCCCTACGGTCGGACAAACCTCTGGTACACTGGTAGTTCCTTGGCCGTATACGTCAGGGACGTATGCAACCACTTTCACCGGGCAATCATCCTCTGGACAAGGCAATGTATCCCAGACAGTTAACGCGACTTACACGAAAGGGTCAACTGCCGTTACCGGCTTTTCTGCCGCTCTTACGTACAGCATTCTATCGGCCAACGTTAACGTTGCTGGCTTATATTCTGGCGGACTTGGCTGTGATAGCCCTATCATTGTACCTTCTCGTGTCATTGAAATAGGCACAAGTTGGTGGGCACTAGAAGAGCGCGGAGAAGAGCTAGGCACTAATTCCATGTTTACCGAAGAGCGCTACCGGCGCGCGTTGGACGATTTGGCTACCAAAGATCAGGCGATGCAGGGCGATCTGGTGATGATACCGACGTGACCCAGTTAGCTCATGATGGACCAACACATCAGCTACAACCAGTAGACTTTGTTACTCCAGGCTTTCGCGGTTTAAACACAGTACAAGCTGGTTCGCTAATGGATCAGGGATACTGCACGCAAGCGCAAAATTGTGTTATCGACACGTCTGCGCGACTTGCTGCCCGGCAGGGCATTACGCCGATTAATTTTTTGCTAAATACCCTGACGTTTGCCAGTGTTCCTACGGGAACAAGTGCTACGCTGTCTACCAATTGGATACAGCCAACTGGTGTTTACCTGTTAACATTTAGCACAGGAGAAATCCGTGCAGCAACGTTTACAATCAGCAGCACGTTTGTCAGTTGGAGCTATTCACTAGCCACCAGCCCTACAACAGCGTTTACGGTATCTGCTGCGTACTTCTACCAGGGTACATTCACAGCAAGCCCTACAGGAACAACGGCTACATTAACGGCGGCTTGGCCGTATATTACTGGGGTATACCAGTTGTTGTTTAGCGACGGGGAAACTCGGCAAGCAACGTTTACATACAATTCGACTACCGTTGTATGGGTTACTTCGTTGAGTGGAACACCCGTAGCTGCTGCAAACGTCACCCTGTCGGCACAGTCAATATTTACGTATAATGCAGGAGCAGGAAGCTATAAGCTGCTTGTTGCGTATCCTGGGTATATTACCTCTGCTCCGCTGTCTGTAGGCAACGGAGCTAATCAGACTAACCTGTTGGGCAGCAGCACGTCTCCTACAAGCAAGCCCGGCAGATGGTGGTTTCAGAATTTTAACAACAAAGTCATTGGGTTTCAATCTGGCGTCAAGCCGATTGTGTACAATAACAGTGGCACGTTTGCCCAGATTGTAGAGTCTGCTGGTACAGCCCCCACCGGGGGCATAGGTACGTGTGCGTTTGGCAGAGTGTGG